GTGTTCTACATGCCAAACATGATACCCTTCAGTAGGCAAAGTTTTTTGTACTTTTAAATCAGTATAATGATAATCTACACCAAAACTTTCCATTGCTCCTGTAGTATCTGAATAATGTTTAAAGGCCATATCATAATTAACTATCATAGTTTTAAACTCTTCCCACCACACACTCATATTATCTTTGTTTGCAAAAAATTGATTATCTTTTTTAGTTAATGAAGGAGAGTTTTCAAATTTTAATCTATCTAAAGTGTTATTAAATTTGTGTTGGTTATCAAACATTTTTATAGCTCTATCACATTCTTCGGGTAAAATGTAATTATCATATACGCCTATAAAATTTTCTATCTTATGTGTTCTTTCACCCGTTTTTGTATTTTTTTTTATTTTCATATTTGTCTCCCTGT